AGGCGCAGGGTGGCGCGTCATCACACCCACGATCCACACCCCCACCCCCCATGAGGTGTCAGGTTGATGTGCTAATGCATTTTTTTTTGGTTCACCACATGCGTGATGTGCGCTGTTTCTGGAGACCTCTGCCCTCGCGCTTACTGCTGTTACAACCAAAGTGCGCAGCTCGTAGATTCTCGCGGGCCAGCATGTCTCCACCCTTACTAAGTGGTATCACGTGGTCAACGCTTGGTGAGTAACGTGTGCGAGCTGGTGCGTCAAAGTCAATGGGATGACCACACAGGTGACAGATTGTTTCCTCAGCCAGTACCTGTGCTGCTACACGCTTCCATGCAGCCGATCGGTAAGTGATGCTCATTTGATCTTGCGTGCCAGGTCAGCGGTGAAGTCACGCACAATGGTGTTCACGTAAGCACGCACACGAGGTATGTGCTTTTGGCCAGTTTTATCAAACCAGCCTTTGCCGTTTTCAGTCTTGGTCATGTACCAGTAGTCTTTGTTACCAAACAGAGGGTGGCGTACTTGACCCTTGCTGTTAATGGCACGAGCGATACGGTTGACTTCAGTCTTAGGATTATTCTCAAGTATTCGCACACCAGCAGATGACGCGCTCTTAGATACTTTGGTCTTGATACCAAAGTCCATCTCAGCGCGTAGGCTTCTCGCCTGCTTCCACTTACCAGACTTGAGCTTGCGACTGCCACGGTTAGCGCGTGAACCGCCTTTACGTGCAGTGCTCTTGAACTCAATGTCACGAGCTGCTTTCTTCAAGTCAGTCTCAATGGGCTTAGCAGCCACCCTGATTTTAGCGTTAAGACGCTTAGTCAACTCTTTAGAGTTAGCAGTCTTGGCAATCATTTGCTGTGCACGCTGCAGTTGTTGCAATCCCTTTTTATCAATGTAGACAAGGTTTTTAGCAGCCATCACGCACCACGTACTGATTCAAGGTATTCGTCTAGGAGTAAGTCAAGGTAGGATCGTGTGCCGTCAATGGGTAGTCCATCGTCTTTTCGTTGACTGTATGAGAGTGCAGCTGAGTGCCACGCCTCTATCAGTTCTAAACGGTTGTTTTCAATCGGCAACACGATCCACCTCCTACCAGGTAGACATACGAAAACCCACTAACTCAGGGGAGGGTTAGTGGGTTTCGTGATCACAGGACGCATAGTGGTCCCGTAGTCAATCGCTAGTGTCTCATACTATGTCAAGCATTGTCAAATCGGGTCGCACGAGACTCAATATGAGCCACAACACTAGACCACAAATAGGACGTGCCTTTGCGCTTCACGTGGCCTTGCCTCGCCCATGATGACAAGGTGCTAGGCGGTACACCTAAGTGCTCACTAATTAATCCTGCAGGTTGCCACGTCTTGCTACCAGCGGACTTAGCCACGATCAGCAACCTTGCCTGATCCCATGTCGTGCCACAACGCGCACACTCAATGTCACCAGGATTCAGCTTCAGTTCAGCTTTACAGATTGTGTCGTTGTAATCGGCTGGGCACTCAATAATGCTCACCTGCAAACTAGGTTCACGAGCTGCAGACTTGATACGCCTGTGCACCTGATCCACTTCCTGAGCGAATACGTCAATGGCAGGGTGCTCCTGACAAGCGGCATCAAGGTGCTTGAGTAGGAAACGTGTCACACCAACGAGGGTCAAGCCCATAAGGTCACGTGTGTCAGCACGATTCCATTCACCAGCTTTACGTGAGCGTTGTGACCTGAGTGCGTGCTCATCGTTACCAAAGGTGTCTAGTGTTTCGCGCCAGTCGCGCTCCCATTCCTCAAGCACACTGATTGCGTTACGTGGTGAGCGAGCGTCAAGGGCTTCCACACGCAAGCCCAACGACCGCTCATTGCTCCCACCACCACCATTGCTGACACCTTGTGACCAATATTCGCCACTGGAAAGCGCATAGTATTCAGGTATCTCACTGAGCTGACGTTGCATAACAACGTAACAATCAACGCACGCAAGACGCTTAGCGTCCCTACCACAGACCAGGCACTTGCTTGCAGGCTCGTCAATCATAGGTGCGCTCCTCAGTACCAGTTATGTGATTGCCAGTGTGCCCACGCTTTACAGGCTGAGCCATATCGGTTGTTGATGTACCCAATTCCCCACCTGATTTGTGTGGCAGGGTTTGTGCGCCAGTCTTTACCGGCACTTCTCATTTTTGATCCTGGTAAGGCCTGTGGTATTCCCCATGCCGTACCAGAAGTGTTGCTACTGCGCGTGCTCCACCCTGATTCTTTCTGCCAAAGATTGTTTAGACACTGCCATTGCTCACCAGTCCAACCGTTCTGAGCTGCAAGCCTTTTGCCAATGAGACGGTTAGAGCCGGTCTGTGGTGCAGTGAAAGTGCGCACACGTGAACGTGTCACCCTTTTAACCTTTGCTTTCTGTTTAGCTTTGACCTGTGCTTTAGCCTTAACAGGTGCTTTAACACTGACCTGCTTAGGTGCAATGGGCACCACACTGCTGCCACGGTCGCGCCATTCAACAGCCCAGATGCCTGTGATGAGCACAGCAACAATGGCGATGAGTGCAATGGTTGCTTTGTTTTCAGTCAAGAGTGTTCACCTCAACGATGAGACCTGGAACAGTGAGCACGTCACTGTTTCCAACATAGATTTTGGTTGCTGTGAGTTTGATCAGTTGTGCATCGTCACCCCATGCACCACATTGTGTGAGTGCGTCACATAGTGCACGCACCAGTTTGTCTAAGTCTGGCTTTACTTCTGGCCAGATTCTGCGCTTTGGTGCAGATTTGGGGCGAGGTAAAACGAATGTGACCGTCATCGTGAGTGCTCCTGCTAGTGGGAGGTCACTGATGCCGGTCTTTGTTACTGCTTGTGCTACCTGGTCACGGAACACGTTGATTGCCATTGGTTTGCTGTGTCGCATGCCGTAGCTGGTGCGCACCATTGATCCTTGTGAGACTGGTGTGCCTTGCATTGTGAACGTCAGCGTCATTGGTTTATTGTTGCACACGCTATGCACAAGGTCACAATCTCTCCAGTGTTCAGCGTGGCATCTGTTGTGGCTAACTCCTGTTCACATGCTTGACATCGTTGTTCACTCATCTTCATCAAATGCCTCTTTAAGTGCGTTGATGGTTTGGCATGGCCATGATTGAAAACATTCTCTACAGCATCCCAGCTCTATGTCTGGGATGTGCATTGCTGTGATTTCGCTGATTGCGTAGAGGAGGTTCACACTCAGGTCTATGAGTTTGTCAATGATTTGCTGGAGGCTATCCATTGGTCATACCATGTGCCTTGTCATTGACCCTCGCTCCGGCTGGGTCGGACGCAAGTCCGATCCTAGCAGTCGCGGCAAGCGGCTGTCAAATTGGGGTGTGTTTCTCGCGCGTTTTGGCATGATTTATTCCCCTTTGTTGAGGGTGTTTAGTTCCTCGTCAAGCTGACGGTAATCGTTGTTGTGGTAGTAAATGGTTTTGCCTGAGACTTCACCTGTGCGCACGTATCCCTCTTGCACGAGGACGATGAGTGCCTGATTTAGTGTGTCTGTTTTTACTGCCATGTCTTTACCAATGGTTGTTTTGTGTAGTCCATCGGTGCCTGCGAGTAGGCGTGAGATGCGTTCCATTGTGTTTGTTGGTCGTAATGGGCTTCCAATGGTGTTCGCTATGAGTGTGTTTACGTAACCGTCACTGGCACTTGAGTCAATTATGAAGTTGCCTAGTGAGCCTGCTGGTGCGTGTTCGCGTATGCCTCCTGGCCTGTCTTTGGTGACGATGAGCCTAATTTTGCCTACGATGCCTGGTGCTGGGATGGTGATTGCTTCAGCGTGGTAGTAGGCACCATTGATGATGCGCTTTTTGGCTATCCCACCAATGGCATACGTGCTATCCATTTTGCTTGCTTTTGCGAGGTGGTCAATGGTGAGCACTGCTGTGTGTTCTTGTGCTAGTGGTGTGAGCATTGCGCGGTAGCCACGGCTGATGTCATCGTTGCTGTTGCTGTCCAGTCCGAGCATGGGGATGAGTTCACCGATGCTGTCTAGGATGCACAAGGTGGGGTGTTGAGCGATGATGTCATCGCGTGTGGCTAGGAGTTCTGCTGGTGTTTCTGGGATGTAGTAGCGAAAGTGTGCAGGATCACCAATGATGTGGTCGTTGACTCCGAGCTTGCGTAACCTGTCTACTGTGTCGTTTTCGCCGTTGTGGTCAATGTCTATGAGGGCGACTGTCCCACCTGTGTTGAGCACTTGTGTGGCTATGTGTAGTGCAAACCATGTTTTAGCGGTTTCTGGATCACCGTAAATGCCGTTGATTTTGCCTGCGTAGAGGATGTGTGCACCATCGTTGCGCTCACCAATGGTGGGTAGTGTTGGTGGTCGTGTTTCCCCATTGGCTGCCCATGTGAGGTCAGCGTATGGCAGGGCAGGTTCATCAGCCTCGTCAGGCTCAATAGCCTCTAGAGGCTCTGTGTGCCCTTCTAACGCCTGTTCACCCTTTTCTGGGGTGAGTGGCTTAACATGGGGTATGCTCTCGCCATAGGTGGCAAGGAAAGCGTCTAACAGGTCATCAGTGTTTGGCACTTCGCGTGGGTTTAGTAACCCTGCCTCAAACCCTGAGCGCACAGTGGCAACAGCCTCCGACTCTGGTAAACCGTTGCTCATTGCAGCGTTGATGAGCGGTCGGATCACCTCAAGTTGTGTCAGCCCACCAGCAGCAACGAGGGTGCCCAGCTTCAGTGAAGCGTTGTTCAGTGTGTCGTTACGTGTCCCATCTGGTGCATTAGCAACCTCATACAGTTCGCTCTCTAATGCTTTGAGTGAATATTTGCGTATGTCGTGGTTGCTGTTAATGCTCACAACATTGTTAAAAACTGCGTCCCTTGATTGCTTCGCTGGTTTGTAGGCCAGCATCCTTTTTTCCCATTCAGGTATTTCATCACTCACAATGGGTCGCAAGGTTTTCAGGCGTGATCAGCCACGCATACACTTTGCCTTCAGAGTTCACTGATGGTGGTGCAACCACGTATCCACCAGCTGACCTGATGTCTATTCCTGGCATGAACTTTGCACCATTCTTGCGTTCAGGGCGAGCCTTCACATAGATGTGCCTACCAGGTCTGGGAGTGATTACTGATGCGAGGATGTCTGGTATGGGTTTCATTGTTTGTATTGACTCAAATCCTTCAGGACCGTCAACGTCAATGACATCAAATTGCCTACCTGTTGCAATACCAATATTGGCATTGGGCATGTGTTCCCACCATGCCTTGATTTTGTCAAGATCAGTGGTTGCGTCTTTGCATCCTCGTGATCCTCGCATGGGGATTTTACTGCGTGGCTGCAGTGGAAACACTGCAATGCCTCGCTCTGCGTACCAGCGAGCTGACTCTGCTAACGCTTCTGGCCTGCGCAACAATGCGTGCTTTGCGTTATCTGCCTGGTCTAACAGCTCAAGAAACTTCAGGCGCATAGGTTCATCGTGCACAATGTCTGCGTAGGCTTGCACTAACTCGTCATCATTCATCTTGTCAATGTTCATTGTTGCTCTCCTACTCGTGGGCTGCACTATCACTGTGTGCTGGCCTATCAGTCTTCCCCACTTCAAGGCCAGCACTATTCAGTTGTATGGGCTTAACCATCTAGGAGGATGGGGTGCTCACCCTGCTCCGGAGAAATAGAGCAGGGTGAGCGTTTGTCAACGCAGCCCAGCGCGACAAGTCTTATTAGAAAGGTGCTGTGTTGGAGTCCACCTTGATGGCGAACACCTTCTTCATGCCCTTTTCAGCCTTCTCATCACGGTCGTAAGTAATTGTAATGCCATCTCCGACACTTGGTCGCAGTTGCACAATCTGTGATTTCAGGTGTGCTTGACCAGCTGAGACTGTGCGTGATCCTGTGCTGGTTTCAAGGTCTAGCACTGGACATGGGAAGCCATTGAAGTCTTTCCCAATACGAATGTCAGTGATCTTGCCACTTACTGTGTCACCAACACTGGTGAACTTCACGAACTCGCTTGCGCCGAACTCGTCCCACTTGATTTCACTCATTGTGTTTCCTTCTCTCATTGTTGTTATTATTGTTGTTATTTTGTGTGTACCTGTTCACACCATTTGCAGCGTGCAGGCGGTTTACAGTGATGTGTGGCATGCATTGGTTTCATGCCTGGTCTCACTGTGTCTGTTTCCCACCAGTCACCATCACCACGATGCTCAAACATGAGACCCACGGTAACGCCACTGATAGGTTCAATGTCCACTGGTACACGCAGTATTGGACCGCGTGGCTCTGTGTGAACAATGAAGATTGTTTCCTTGCACCTGACGCAAGGCCTAATGTCTTCAACGCTTTGCTCAGTGCTCATTGATGATCCTCTTGAAAATCCATTCAACAACAGGCACAGCAACAGCGTTACCCATTTGCTTGTACCGTGATGAGTCAGCTTGATCCACAACAATACCTTTTTTGTGATCCACGCGTTGTGCTGACCATCCATCGGGGAAACCTTGCAGCCGTTCACATTCCATTGGGGTCAATCGGCGCACAGTTGTAGGTTGTGTTTCGGTCTCAATCATCGGAACATTGTTGCCACCAGTACCCCATGTGCGCGTAACTGTTGGGCTGACATCATCGTACAATCGCACATCACCATCAGATTGCTTGTTGTGGATCAGCACTGTTGCATAAGATTCACCAGTGTTATCAATCCTGTTCAGTGTTGGTGTCACTTCGCTTTCAATCCACGTCTCAACATCTTGATCTGTTTGGGCACGGCGAGACTTTACAAATGGGACAATTAAATCGGTGGCATCTTTGTAGTCGCGTGCTTTCAGGGCTGAGGCTGTGTCGTCCTGTTCATACTCACCAAAACTCAGCATCCGGTAGCTATCGCTGTCAACGCTTGGTGCAGCGTCTCCGGTAACGTCTTGCCCCTGCGACTGGCCCGCCTCAAGATTCCTTCCGCTGCCCTCTGGCTCAAACAATACTTGTTCAGCTCTGGTCTCATCGGCTCCAAAATGGCCGACAATGAAGACTCGACGGCGACGTTGGGGGACTCCGAAGTTTTGCGCGTCCAAGATTCTCCATGAGAAACTGTACCGGAGTTCAGCCAAACTCCCGATGACGATTCCCATATCCCTTCCACCTTTTGATGACAGCAAGCCTGGGACGTTTTCAAGGATGAACCATTGGGGATTGAACTCCCGCAAGATTCGCACAATCTCAAAGAAAAGCGATGACCTTTCACCGCCTTCAAGTCCTGCCTGTTTTCCTGCAATGGAGAGGTCTTGGCAGGGGAATCCACCAGTGATAATTGTTCGCTTTGGGTCAAGTCCGAGGGCTGTAAGTCGTTCACCTGTTACCTCTTTCACATCGTTGATGAGAGTTGTGTTAGGGAAGCGATGTTGCAAAACACCGCGTGCTTGTGGGTCAATCTCGCATGCCACAACAGGCTCAATGCCTGTGTGTTCTGCTGCAATGTCAAACCCACCAACACCAGCAAACAGTGATACCAGTTGTAGTGTCATGCGCTCAACTGCCGTTTACGTTCAGCTGCACATGCAGTGAGTTCGTTGTTCCATTCAGCGATGTGCAGTTCATACACTGCTTCAAGTGCCTCAATGTAGTCACACGCATTGATCAGTTCAATGATGTGGTTGTGGTTGATGGCAGTGACAGGTTCTGGTGTGATGGTGCGTGGCACGTAAGGCTTGCTCAATCCTTTACGGTTGCGCCATTGTCGCACTTCCTTAGCGAGCTGTACCGCCTCCCAGCCTGCAACTAAGTCAACCTCAATAAGTTCACATTTGGCTGACCCTGCAGGAAGGTGCGCAATGATGCCAATGGTTTTGTCTGCGTTGTGTTGTGTGCGCTCGTGTGTGTCCACGTTGTAAATCTGTGAGTGCGCATAAACAGCGAGTTGCATTGCAATCTCTGGGATGCTGTATTTAATATCGCTACCAGTTTTGAGGTCAAAGATCACGCGTTGACCTGTCGGTAGTGTGCTGATCCGGTCTGGTGTACCAGCAATCTGATGCGAGTCCAGGACGGTAAGTGTCTCAATGTGTGTGTGCTTCAGGTCCTGTGTCGCTTCAAGGTACGCGTCAATGTCTGCACGATGATCTGGTGGGATTGTGTCAAGCGCGTAACCAGCATCAACGAGTTCAGTCATACCATGTAAAGCTGTACCAATGTCTCGTGCAACTGTGCCTCCCGATGCTTCAATGGCACGCTCAACAATGTTATTGATCTCCCTTTTGTCTTCACGCTTAGCGTGCAGCAGTGAGATCAGGTCAGGTCGTGTCGCTAGTCCGAGCGCGGTCTGTCGTGTCTTCCACTGCTCTAGTGCAAACCTGTCGGAAAGGCAGTTGATGTATGTGGTGCAACGCGTGTAGCCAATGGGCTTGCCTCCACCTAGAGGAACAATCAAAGGCCTACCGTATCCATCTCTTGCAACATCAGTCATTAGTATTGCCTTCCATTATTGTTATCGTTGTTAATGAAGTACCAGCACTCTTTAGCCATCGGCATGAAGTGCCATACCGCTGATTCAGGGCTAATGCGGTTGCGCAAATAAACTGCAAGCAGTTCAACTTTCCAGCCATCTTCATGATTAGCGTTGTACGTTTCACTGTCTGGCCACGGCACTGTCATGCTGTCATTCCTTTCAGCATTGTGTTCATCCCATCGCGTTGCCAGGGGATGACTTTGCCTGTTCGTAGGAATGATCTTTCAACTGATGCCACTTTGATGTTCATTGCTCGCGCAATGTGTTCAGGTGGGAGTCCACCATCATACAAAAACGTGGCCTCATCAGCGGTTGTGCGTTGGTATCTGCTCTTTCCTGCTTTGCCTTGCTTGCGCTGCGCTGGAACTGTCCCACCAGCAACGCTGTAAATGTCTCCTGTTTGCACTGCTTCAGTAAAGCACTGGTCACTGACAGTGCACATTGCGCAGATGGTGCGAGCCGTCACGGTTTCACGCAACTGGTCTCGCTGTGTGAGTGTGAGTGGGAAAAACGCTTCAGGGTCTTCATAACTTGCGCACTCTGCGTGCTCGCGCCACGTCACTGCTTACTTACCTTTTTACGTTGTTGCTCGTCCTGCAGTGCTGATACGTAACCAGCGAAATAGGACATCCCACATGATGCGAAGATCATTGCGACAATGCTTAGTGCCTCAAATGTGCTCATCTGTTTTCTCCCTTGATGATGTTGATGGCGTGGGCTGTGATGTCCATCAGTGATGCTTGAACAGTGAGGTTGCGTATGCGTTGTAGTTGGTAGTAGAGATCACTTGCTTGCTCATCGTTCAGGTGCACGATGTATGGATCATTGGTGTTGTGGTCAATCATGACAATGGCCTGGTTGATGCCATCGCCATCATCTAAAAGCTGTGAAACCGCAATATTGCGTGGTGTGATTACTTGTTGCATGATTCCTCCGATAGTTGTGCTGGGCTGACTGATAGGACTGTAGACCGCTGGTGTGACCGTGGCAAGCCTGGTGCCTGATCTGTGCCTAGATATCGGCGTGTCTGGTGTTGTGCGCTCAGATCGTCTCCTGTGCCCTCTGAGGGCTATTCTCGTGCCTAGCCTTGTGCAGCTTGTGCCTAGCAGGGCAGGTGTGCGACACGCCCAAAAATCTTTATTTAGAATGGTGTTGACAGGTGTCCCACACCTAGTGTAGAAATGACCTATCAGCCCAGACAGAGGAGACACAATGAGCATCATCGCAACCAAAATCCAGTGCATGATTGACTGCGACCCATACACCGCTCGTGACATTTACACTGCAATGTTTGATGCAGGAATCTTCAGCCCAGACTGGTTCAAGATTTCATGGGCAGATCAAGAGATCATCGTCCGCAACTTTGTCAACTAATCCAACAAACCAGAGGAGAAACACAATGACTACAAAGACTGCTGACCTTTACATTGACACCAATGGTGGGGTCTACTGCACAGAGCACATCGGCTACGAGGCAGAGTCCTACCTTGCACACCACCCAAAGGCACAATCATTCACCACGCCTCTGACCCATTGGGTGAAGGCAACAAAGCGTGATCATGAAGAATGGGTCGCACAAATGGATCAGCCCATGCCATGTTTCACATGCCACTTTGGTCACTAACCGACAGGAGGAGAGACACAATGACTAAGCATAAGACAAAGGCTCAGGCCATCAGCGCAGTTAAGCGCAGTGGATACACACTTGAGATTCATCGCAATGGTGCATGCATTGACGCACCTAAAGGTATGACCTTTGACGGCGAAAGTCATTACTCAGATTATTTGTACGATCCAGAAAACGAAATGTTTTGGGGATACATCTGGGACTGCATCTGTGATGATGCATCCATGTCAATGGTGCCATGCAAGATTGAAGGATGCTTGACCTGCAATAACTGACCACAAAAAAACCAACACAACCAATAGGAGAAATGAAATGAAGTTGACAGTGCACGAATACGGCAAAGACACAGAAGGTGTCGTTATGGATTTGTCTGATCACATCTGGATTGACACTGCAGTGCGTATCAAGTCACTAGACAAAACTGGTGTAGTGGTCAATTACACACGAGGCAAAACGCCTTACAAGGTCAAGACCTTAGACGGTCAAGTGTATTCCTGTGGGAAGATTCACCTGCAAAAATTGGCTGATGATTCACAGGAAGCCACTGATGTCAAAGAGGCAATCAATAAAGCAGAGCAAGATGCCTTCCAGAGTTTCTGTCTCGGAGCGGTTGTTACCATAGAAGGTAGAGAAGGCCAGTACGTTGTGATCAAAGTTCCTGTTGATGGTCGTGTCAATGTTGCCAAACTCGGAGGAGATGGCAACAGGTATGTCAAGGCTCTTACATCTGCAATCACAATCGCTAAATAACCAACACAACCAATAGGAGAAACCATGTTCATTGTTACAGCAAACAAAGACAATCCACTTGAGCAGAGTTGGACACTTGACACCAGCGTTGAGGTTGACGCTTTGATTAAAACCTTGACAAGTCAAGGTGTGGTCAAGGTAACGATCTCTGAGCCGAGCACTGTCGCTGGTGATACTGCTGTCATCAAAGGATTGCGTGCAGCTTTTGAGGATTTGGAACAGATTGCCTGTGACAATTCAGTAGATAAGCAGGTGTCAGGTTTGCTCACTGCGTTGCATGATCACTTTGATTACTGGATGCGTGAAGACGGCACACATGAGGAGTTAGCAACAGTGCTTGACCAATGGTTGACCATTGCTGAACAGCACAGTGGCATTACGCTTTATCAGGGCAGAGAGGCACAGTAAAACCATGCCTGTCACCTACGAGTACCGTTGCGGTTGCGAGCATCGCACCACGCTACGTGTTGAAGTGGATCAGCGAGACGATAAGCGCACGTGTGACACCTGCAGTAAACCGATGCAACGTATTTATTCAGTACCAGGAATATCATTCAAGGGTGAAGGATGGGGAGGTAAGCCATGAAGTTTACAATCAGGACACCATGTGGTGAGTGTGACCAGTACCGCCGGTTTGAGCTGATCAGCAACGGTTACTACACGTGGTATCAGTGCCCTAAGTGTGGTGAGTCGTTTGGTCTGGAGATGTCCAAGAGGCCACCCATCAAGCGTGCAGGTAGGATTGCCTAATGCCTAATCAACCAAAGACACCACATCGCAGCGTAAGACTCAATGACGATATCTGGGACGCGTTACGTGACATCGGTGAACAAACAGGACTCAGCGTCAGTGAAGTAATGCGACTTGCACTAACAGATTTTATCCTCAAGTCACGCTAGTTTCTCAACGTAAAAAAAGTCAGTCCATGTGCATCCTCAAGGTATGCACATGGACTGACTTTGTTAGTTAACGCGTTACTGTTTTTCGTTAATGATCTGACGGTAAACCTCAACATAGCCTGCGAGGTCGTGAATAGAATCAGCGTGGTCAGGTGACTGCACAAGTCGTGCCACCTTGACAAGTGCCATGCACATTGCTGCCTGCTCAGGTGTGATTGTGATACGCAGATAGGCACTCCACAAATCACTGATGCGCTCATGGTTAATCAGTGGACTGCCATAGGCTGAACCGCGCACAGCCAATAAACCTGCGATGTCAGCTTCAGGCACCAGTACCTCATGCGGTTGACCAATGATGGGGCCACCATCACCCACGTAATCACTCATCAACGTCAGCCAATGTTGGCGCGTTGTAGCGACTCCCACAGGCAATGCACTCCATGTCTAAAAAGTATTGTGCAATCTCATTGTCTTGAAATGCGCAGATCACCCTGAACAATGGTGAACCACACACACACTCATGTGTGATCATCGGCCTGTAGTCAACAGCTTGTGTCAGGTCTGGCACACAATCAATAATGTTTTTCATTTGGTCCCTCTCAGATTGTTAGCATAAACGGCTGCGTAAAACGCGCACAGGAAAGCAAGTGCAGGCTGACCAATGGCGAGCGCGTAGATCACCCATGGTACTTCCATGATCAGACACCAACCCCACCCAATGCGAGGGTTACGCTTAACCAGGTACAAACCTGTAACGCTCCCAGCGGCAAGCAAGAATGATACCCAAATCACAATGCCTCATCAACAAAACAACCACAACCACCAACGTCATAAGGATCAAACAGAGATGGGTTGCCCTCAACTCTTAACCTAAGTTGCCTCAAAGATAAACCCTGCGCTACACCATTTTTAGTTTCTTTCAAGATAGTCACATCCTTATCTAGAAACTCTTGCATCTCTTGCTCTTTGGTTTCCCAAACAGCAAAACGCTCAGGCATCACATCAAGCAGTTTCTTAAACTGTGCCTGCCCAGCTCGCACACAACCACCACCACAATTGTTGTGAGCAAAGCCCATTGCATACAAACGTGGTGGAGTAAGCCCTTCATGTTCAGCCCACGCAATCATTTCGCTTTTGTCAATAAAAGGTGCCTCAGTCAATGGTGCTTCTGCCTGGTAAGGCTTGTAGTTTTTGACAATCGCTGGCACACGATGCGTCTCAGTCCAGTCAATACCAACATAAACAATCGTATCTTCTGGATCACAATTCTCATCAAGCCATTTTCTTGCAGGCTTTTGCTTCAATTCGTGGGAACAACTGGCAAGCCTAGAATTACCCAGAAAGCGTTTATCCTTAAACACTTCCCAGATGTCACGACCATCGCTCAAAATGATCAACGTGCCACCAACATTGTTAGCGGCATCCTCAATAAATCTGTAAGTGTCTTCGTCTTCCCCTACGTGGGGATCATCTGTGTCACCTTTGACATCAGAGAATAGTAAATAAAGATCATCGGTACCATGCTTTTCTGCAACGCGTTTAGCAGTAGCCCACGAGCCAATGCCACCAGAAAACATAACTATGTGTTTCATCATTCCCCTATCAAATAATCAATCAGCTCGGGGTTATCCCTAAGTGCTGCGAGCAGTGGTCCAGTGATTGCTGCAACTGCTGTTTCTTCGTGCTCGTCATCTAGTGTCGGGTCACTGCCACGAATACAGGCGTGCAGGATTTCGTGCAACAAAGTAGCACGCGCGTAATCCTCGTTCCTGCCAGGGTCCACAGCAATGGTCATTGACTCCATGTCACACGCACCACACGCATCCCCATTAGGATGATGTTTCAGCACCTCGTGCCGTGACCATTTAACAGACCACGTGTAGGGACTGATCTTCACGTTGCGTGGCCTGATCATCGTGCGCTACGCATAACAACACCAGATTTGCGCGCACTGGCACGTGATTGTGCACCACAACTATCACAAGTAAACGATGCGTAAGTTGTTGATGCTGAGCGCGTCACACCATTAGCAGTGAGCTGTGTCCCACCACAACGAAAGCACGAGCGTGCCTGATGCGTGAGCAATCCCATGTGAGGGTGCGATTTAATCCACGCACCCATGCGGTCATACAACGCTTCAGTCAGGATGACATCCTGTTTGTTGTACCTACGCATACGACCCCAAGCCTTGTCATCACCAGCAAGACACGCAGTCCACAATGCTTGACCCTCGTGCGCTAACTTACTGCCCAGCCCTAAAGCTTGTGCAACAAAGTCAAGTTTGTTACTAGGGAACTTGAACTGACCTCGCGCCACTTTCAACAGGTCCACGTTCTCAAACTTGCTAGGAGGATTCATGCCAGCAAGAATGAACTCACGTTGCATGTGCTTCACGTCAAAGCCTGGACCGTTGTACGTTACGAGAATGTCACACTCGTCAAGCATGTCCCATGCAGCTTTAACCATTTCCTCACGCGTGTTGTGATGCTCGCTAAAAAAGTGCACTTTCTTTTCGTCATACCATTTGGCAGCGAAACATAACATGCGACCTGGATCAATGATTTGATTGATGCTGTGCGTCTGCTGAAATAATCCCCACGAGTGCACCAACATTGGTGCCGTTTCAATATCTAGGGTGAGGATGCGTGCACTCTTACTTGCCTGTGCAAGTTCATCTGCAAGACTCATCGTGCACACCTGCAAGCACCACGGCGATGACGGCGAACAGACTCACCACTGATGGACAGGTTCAGGTGATCACGCACAGCCAGCGCGATCTTGTCACCACTGAGTGTCCCCTCAACAGCAGACTCAAGTGCAATCCTGTCTGGACCTTCAGCAAGGCTTAAAGCCCAGCGCACCCCACACATTTGCCATGGTGGTTTGTTTGTATTGTCTCGCAGATCATCTCGTAAAGACATGCCGTCCCACTCTCATCAATCAATTAGTCCTATTTGTAAATGAGTTTGTTAGCTTTCGTGTTAGCCAGAGCCTTGTAGGTTAACGGTCCAACGACCCCATCTGCAGGCCACAACCATGGTCTCACACGTTGAAAGGCCTTCACCTTATTCTTGTCTGCAACACTCATGATGCCAGTAACTTTTGTGCCTACGCCACGCTGAACTACCTTGATGTGAGCACCAGTGTCGCGCACCTGAAACGCTTGCTCACCAGGGTACTTAGGTAGGGCAGGGCGAGCAGGCTTCACAGGAGCAAGCCACTTAGCCTTAGACTGCTCGGCAGCCACGGTCTGCAAAATGCTCACGTGCAGATGCGTTGTGTGAGGGCTGGCACCACTGTACGGTTCAGCCTTCCACCCATTGTTGCGCCTGTAAATCTTGCGATTGAAGATGACATAGTTACCTGCAGGGTGCTTAGACACAGCAGCAATAATGGCTTTAGGGTCAACACCAGGGTACGTAATATCAAACGCGTTAACACTGTCACGGTTGTTTGGGTTATGGTCACTGGCGCGAGCCGAGTGAGAGGTGTCACCAACAGTACCGTCACTGCCTTTAGGCCGATGAGGCCAGCGAGCGTTAACCTCGTTACGTAATTGCACCAGTGATGGTGCAAGGTGCCATGCCATTATTCGCCCTCAATGGGTGCGTCATCTTGCACAGTGTCCATGACAGGAACATCAACAGGTGCACCGATACCAAACGATGTGTTGCCTGGGTCAACGGCTGCTACCAATGTGCGCAACGTGGCTAGGACCGCTGCTGTGACGGCTGCTGTAATCCACGTGGTATCCCCACCCACGAGAGCGGTCACAGGCACAAGGCCAATGAACGTGACAATAAATGTTGTTACTGCTGAACGTACCCATGATGGCATGAGTGATCCCTTCATTGATGTGATTGATTTGTCGTGCAAAGTTTGAGGCAGGCCAGGACACAGTGAAGTGTCAAAGGGGGACCAGCCTTAACTGGCCTGCCGGTCAATGGGGCTGGTCAAGCCTTTGCTGTATTTGGATTTGACGATTCTCAATGCGGTCCACGCGCCTAACAATTTCGTCAAGCAATTCGTCACGGCGAACACTGGCCTCAACATTAGCTTTTAATTTGGCATACAGTTTGCCCACACCAGTACCAATACTGATCAGTCCAACAATCAGGGCGACAACGAACGTCATCGCACCAGCCACGTTGTCGCTGGTCAACACAACACCAGCAACCAATGGTGAACCTGCGGCCAATGCCCCCACCACACTCATCATGATTGTCGCTTCCCCTCTATCAGCCATGATCAGATCACTGGACTCAGATCAAGTGAGCACGTGTAAGAGTTATCGCTTATGGACAATTCCCAGCCCTCAACAAAACCATCAAAAGTTGATGAAGGTGCCTGGCTAGGAAGTGAACTCACCCTCACCCTATCCAGCGGAACAAGTTGCACAGTGGTTGCAGCAATAGAGTTAGGTGTGGTCAACAAATCAATAACAACTTTAGATAAACGCATGTTGCTGTAAAGACGGTCATTAAGACGATTAGTTGCAGCACTACCCAAAATTGTTTCAGTAGAAGCCAGACAAGCAAACTGATCAACCAGTGGGCCATTAGCAGTGACAGAAGTCGCATCCAACTTTGTTACAGACCCAGCAGGGCCACTAGCCACAACAGTGTTTGCGTACAAAGAATCATCAAGGGTAAATGTCAAATCACCTGTCAAATCCTGTGACGCATTAACGGTCAATGTCACAGACGAACCAGATGACCGAGCAGCGGACCCACGAAACTTTGGTGTGCCAAGCCGATCAATGTAAAAGATGCCGCGCTCAGAATCAGCAATCTCTTGCATTGCTTCAAGATAAGTTTTGTCCGCTGTGTCTTGTCCAGCCAAATACAAGGTTGGTGATGTGCCAAGGTTTGCTGTTGTCACAGCCGTGGCATCAACGTAGCCAGCCAAGTTGCTTGAACGTGTGGCAATGGTGTCACCATCAAAGGCTGTTGCGTAAGCCGCCTGTGTGATGCCAAGTGTGCCAGCGTAGTAATCATCTGGACCCAAACCACTGTAGGCTGTAGCAAACTTGTAAACACCAATTAACGCCATTGAACCGTTTATGCAATTTGCGTTAGCAGTCCAAGCATCGTTACGAAAACCACCAAAAACAATGCGCCTATTAGTTGCGGCAATTGCGCACAGTGCAGTGGCTGAGCCACTGACATCAGCAACTCCATCTACCTTAACAGTGGCGTAAGTTTTAGAAGCAACCTGAGAAATATCAATAGACAAAAGGTGCCAAGTATCATCGTAAAGATTAGTTCTAGTGGTGGTGAGAGTGAGCGACCCACCAGAATCACCAGTGCAAGTTAGAACAATTGCACCACTTGCGTTGATAATAGCTGTCAATTCGCCAGGAGTACCAGACGTGCGGAACATGTAAATAAGATATTGGGAAGAATGAAAACCAGTCTTGAACCATAAACCAATAGTGGCATTTTCGTTGCTTGGATTAAAGGTAGTCGGATGTTCTAGCACTGGACCATCTTGATCCTCAGAACAATTGATCTTGATTGCTGACTTAACAAACGCTGGACCATCTTCGGTGAACTCGTGTGAACCAGCATCGCTGCCATAAATCCTGATCGGACTAGCAGCCGTATCCCTAAAGGCCTGCCAGAAAGAACCAACACCATTTTTAGGAGCTTGCAAAGCATACGTTGCACCAGAGGTAGCGTTGAGCGTGCCATTGTAATGAAACTGCTCAATGCCATAACTTGACAAAGATGCTTTAGCGTAATGCTTAAACTTATCGGTGCACGCTATCTGGATTGTTTGATCATAACCTTCAACAACTGTGTAACTGAACGAGTCAATGTATCCAGTCCACACCTGGTACGAGTTAATTGTCACGCGCACTTGCGTGTTCATGTTGTAACCGTAAATACTAGCACCAGGCGTGTATTCGTTATTGTCATTGTAAAGGGTAAATGTGCACGTGCCAGGACTGCTACGGTCAAACTGTGAAGCACGACCACGCTTTATTGAGATACCAGACTTCATAACAACATCGCCAGATACATTATTCCAGCTGCCGTAGTAATCTTTCATTTCAACAATAGGTGCAGGCATAGGCATTACGACATCACCAAACCACGCGACTTACCTTCACGAATGATCTCACTCATCCAGCGTGCAGTGTCCTGCTTAGATGCACCAATGAACGTGCCACCCTGGATGATGATTGAGCTGCCACCAGCAGTTGCACCCTGAGTGGTCATGATCGCACCAGTATCAGACGGCACGCGTGGCAGGATTTTTCCATTCGTGGACGGCACAAAAACTTCTGGCCTGCGCTCGCCAACAAGGTAAGGTGTGTTCGCTTTTACAGGTCCACCCATTGCGCGTGCACCAGCAATAGGAACACCAAGAGCCAAACCAACCTGTGTTGATGTGGGTAAAGTTTTGTAAAGAGCAAGCAGTTCACGCTCATCAGCGTTCAAGCCAGTGACGGCAACCTGGATTGTGGTCTTCTTCTTTGATGGGGTCTTCTTCAACGCCTCAAGGTATTTATTTAATTCAGTTTGAGGAATCTTGTATTTGTCACCAAGTTCCTTAACCTTTTTCTTAGCGTCATCAATAACCTTATTACCCGCACCGACTTTGCCTGTTGAAATGTCCAGAGCAATAGCCTCGTCCTGTTTGGCTCTAATGAAATCGCGAACACTCTTACGCGCATCAATGGCCTTATCACTGTTGCCCTTCAGGCTCCCACCATTAGCCTTGATCGCCTCATTGGCACGATTCAATGCACCAATTGAATTGTCCTGCGCATCGCCTAAATCAATGGTCTTACCATTAAGAATGTTGATTGCGTTACGCAACTCATCAATCTTAGTCCTAGTCTTATCCGCAACACTCTTAAGACGATCAGTCTCAGTAACCAAACCACCATTAGCCAAAGCGGCTTTAGTAGCAGCAACCTTGTCTTTATCAGTTGCCGTGACCTTCTGGCTCAATGCGTAAGTTGCTTCACCAACACCCTTAGTCAGATCAACCTTGTAAGTATCAGCAAGCATTTTAACTTCGTCTTTAGACTTACCAGTTGTGCGTGACACATTATCAATCACGGTCTGCAGATCGGTTTGTGCCTGATTCATTTTGCGAGTATCTTCAGCACCCTGCTCAAGAACAGTATTACTGTTGCGGAACGCACTACTCAGAGTGTTAACGCCACGATTCCATGAGTCACTAACACCATCAGCAAACGATGTTTTCTCTGTCCAGTCAACAACAGCTTTCTGCGCTGGTGTCAATTCTTTACGTAAATCTTTCAACGCCTGTGGTGAAGCAGCCTCAGAAAACAGTCGCCACGCCTCAGCACTATCATCAACAATTTTAGCCTGCGAAACCATTGAAGAACCAACAAGTCCAACCACAGCAATCAAAGCAGTAGCGGCAGCAGCGACAAGGGCCAAGGGTGCCAGAGCTGCAATAAGTGAAACATTAAAAGCGCGTGTCATCGCAGTGGTCAAAATTAATGCGGTACGGAAAGCGGCTAACGCTTTAACAGTTGCAACAACTTTCGGACCCAGCAAAAATGTTGCCGTTGCAAGCCCACCAATAACGAAAGTTAAATCCCTAACAGGTTTTGGCAAATCATTGAAACCACTGATCACAGGTGTGATTGCACCAACGAGGGTACTCAGTGCTGGTACGAGAAGTGACCCGACAGTTTCCTGTAACTCACCAAACTGGTTCTTAAGAATCTCAGCTTTACCGGCAGCGGTTTGGCCTTCCTTCTCAGCGAAGCCACCAACCTGGGCACGTAACCCACCCATGATCTGCGTGAAGTTTGCGCTTGTTGAACCAGCATCCACAAAGTCAATACCAACAGCTTTAAGCGCACGACCCTGACCAAGTAACGCCTTCCCAATTTTGCCAGAAGCATCCTCAACACTAGTACCAGTCTTTGCCGCAAAGTCAGCAACAAGTGGAATGAGATCGGTTAACTGCTGACCAGTCAGCCCATACTGAGCGAGAGTTGCTTCAGCGGAAGCATAAGCCTCGTCATCAAAACGAGTCTTTTTCTGCATCTCAGCATTCAACTTGTTCAATGATGCAGTGCTTGTGTCCGACAGTTTAGGGAACTTATCAAACGCGTCATTGAGTTTAAGTTGCGCAGCTTCAGAATCACTAAACGCCTTAATAGATGTCGCACCAAAAGCGACAAGTGATGCACCAACAGCAGCGGTATTGACAGACATTTTGCCAATAGATTTACCAATACCACCAAGAGTTTTACTGGCCTTATCAACGGCGATGATACTTAGAACAAGATTGCTACTAGCCATCATTACTCCTGTTCATAGCATCGGCATAAGTTTTTAGTGCATCAAATTGGTCAGCAGTAAGGTCATGCAATTCCCACGGTTTGATACCAAACAGGTGAGCGAACATTGGACCGTACTCGTAGATCAGATACTGTCGGCTTCCTCTTTTGGGGCTTCCTCAACCTCTTGATCTACAACCTCAAAGTCACCCCACGAGAAATCAAAATCTGAGAAGCGTAGTTCAGGTTGCTTACGCTTAACAGCTACCCATAGACCAGCCTTCAACGCTGACATTGATCCACTGGTGACTGACGTTTCCCACTCAGACCAGGTAAGACCAGTGACTTTTTCAATGGCAATGCACTCAGACATCAACAAGTTTTCTGTGTCAAGTGCGTAAGCGTCTTCATTAATCGTAAACTCGTACTTCATTTTTGGTCCCTTCGTTGTTGTTGAGCGTGGCTCACCAGATTAGGCAAGCCACGCTCAAACAGTTAGTTACAGTGCAGCGTCAGTGTTAATCGTGCGAATTTGGAAAGGTGCATTTGTGCCATCGTAGAGAGCAGTCAACGTGACCTTCTGTGCGAGCACGTCGGGACCATCGGCGTTGACATCGGCCTTAGTGATCTTCGCAGCTGGGATGATCACCTCAAGCGTTGGAAAATTGCTGCCAGTCAGTGAAGTAGCAGTCGCCCACGTTAGCTTGAGAGCAGTGGTTGTGTTAGCAACATAAAGGTCATACAACGCAGCCTGACTAATGAAGTCAACTTCAAGCTCAACCTCATACGTGCGGTAGCCGTTGATCAACTGTTCAGCCTTGATGCCCGAAGCGTTAGCGTAGTAACGATCAGTGGCCATTGGGTTTTCACCCTTAACCGTGACAGACTTCACGCCAGCCAGGGCGGTTGAACCAGTGACACCAACAACACCAGTAGTCGTTGAAGCAGTACCACCAATAGCGACAGTCAACTGTGCACCAGTGAACTGCTCCTGCGTTGTGGAATACGATGCAGTGGCAAGGCTCGTGGCAGTGGTTTGAGTCCAGCCATCAATGTCAAACTTGACATTGAGTGGTTCAGTGACGCTGCCACCGAACTCAAATCCAGCAATCTTGACACCTGACCAGGTAAAAGGCTTGACTGTGCCATCTGTTTGGGGGCGACCAACCTGCACAGTCAACGACGAACCAGTAGACTTCTGGTCCCCTGGCTGGAACACTGACTGATACACACCAGTGGTCAACGTGCTCGGAGTCGTGGTTGATCCAAGAGCTGCACGCCACAACGTGCCAAGGCTCTTATCAGTTAACTCAACCTCAAAGTCACCAGATACAGACTTCGTGGTCAGGACGTGGCGCGACAGCAGAGCGACACCATTAGTTGAACCGTACAAGCCTTCACCTTGTGCGCGGTTCACCTCAAAACTAACACTCTCACTGATGTGAGGTTGAAACTTGCTTACCGTTACAGCGGTACCAGCAGTAGTTTCCACTGCCCAGCCCAGCTGTGACACCAAACC